CGCAGATCAACCCGAGCGAGCTCGGCCTCGTCGACCTGGAGCGCTACCAGGATTCGCGGATCGCGGAGCTGCTCGGCGTCCCGCCGGAGATCGTCGGTTTGCCCGGGTCGGGGGAGTCGATGACGTACAAGAACATGGGTGACCTGTTCGACTTCTGGTGGCGCGACAGCCTGAAAGCGACCGCGCAGACGTTGATGTCGGCGCTGTCCGGCTGGCTTCTGCCGCGCGGGACACGGGTCGAGCTGAACCGGGATGAGTTCGTGCAGCCGCCGCCGCTCGCCCGTGCGCAGACGTACCAGATCCTGTTCGCGTTGCAGGACCCGGTGACGGGGCAGCGGGCGATCAGCATCGACGAGATCCGCGCCGCGGAACGGTTGAACAACTCGACACCCGCCGACATCTCACAAGGGGTCCTGAAATGACGCAGCTAGAGATCGAGTACCGGTCGGTGGCCCCGGTCGGTGTCAACTTCCCGAAACGCATCATCGAGCTGGTTGTGATGCCGTACGAGACCGAGACACAGGTTGTCCACCGCGGCCGGATGGTCCGCGAGATCGTCTCTCGTGGAGCGTTCGACGGGATCGAAGCGAAAGCCCGCCGCATCAAGGTCAACCTCAACCATGTGAGCTCCGAGGTGGTCGGGCACGCCGTCAGGTTCCACCCCTCCCGTGAGGAGGGGCTGGTCGCGGAGGTGCAGATCACCAAAGCGGATGGCGGCGACGACGTGCTGATCAAGGCCGACGAAGGTCTGCTTGATGCGTCGGCGGGGTTCGGTGTGATGGATGGCGGCGAAACCTGGCCTGAGAAGACGCTGCGCCGGCTGACAAAGCTCTGGTTGGACCATATCGCGATGACCCCCGACCCGGCATACCCGACCGCGAACGTGCTCGCCGTCCGAGCACGCGAAGAAAATCTGCGTCCGAGACAGGTTGTCAGACCGAACCTCGAGGTCGTCTACGGGTGGCGTCTAGCCGACCGTTATGCAATGATCGACTCGGCCACCTAGAACAAACCTTTCCGTTGATGGGCCGCGTGGCGGCTGCCGGAAAGTCCCGTGGGGTGATGGTGGGCTCGCGAGCGAAACGACAACCTCGTTGTTTTGCGAAAGGACCCCAACATGCGTACCACGGATCAGATGCTCTCCCGGCTCGTCGCCGAGATCGAGGAGAAACAGACGTTCATCGACGGTGTGGTCGAGGACGCCGAGAAAGAGGGCCGCGACCTCAACGACCAGGAGATGGAGCTCGCCACCAGGGCGCGGAAGCGCGTCGGTGAGCTGCAGCCGCAGGTCGACCAGCTGATCGACCTGCGCCGGATGGGCTCCGAGTCGCGGGCGAAGATCGCCGAGCTGGCGCCGTTCATGCGGGAACAACCCGGCCCGGCGAAGGAGATCGAGTACCGCACCGCCGGCGAGTACGTGCTCGACCAGTGGCGGGCCGGGCTCGGCGACAGCGACTCCCGGCAGCGGCTCGAGATCTACAACCGCGCCGCCAGCCACCAGACAACCTCGGATAACCCTGGTTTGATCCCGACGCCGATCATCGGGCCCGTCGTGAACTTCATCGACGCCTCACGGCCGCTCGTGAACGCGTTGGGGCCGCGGCAGATGCCCGGCCAGAACTGGGGCCGGCCGAAAGTGACGCAGCACACCTCCGTCGGGACGCAGTCGGCGGAGAAAGCCGAGCTGGTGTCGCAGAAGATGACAATCTCGAAGCTCAGCGGCACCGCCGTCACGTATGGCGGCTACGTCAACGTGAGCCGTCAGGACATCGATTTCACGCAGCCGGGCGTGATGGACATCGTGATCCAGGACCTGGCGGCGCAGTACGCGATCCAGACCGAGTCCGCGGCGTCGACGGCGTTCGCGGCGGCAGCGACCGCCGGCTCGACATTGCCGACCGGGGCGAACACCGCCGACCAGATCGCTGGTGCGTTGTGGGCCGCGGCGGCGTCGATCTACGCCGGCACGAAGGGGATCGGGAGCGTGTTCGCGGTTGTCCCGCCCGGCCTGCTCGGCGCGTGGGGCGCACTGTTCGCCCCGTACGGGCCGATGAACCAGCAGGGGCAGGGGTTCAGCGCCGCGAACTTCTCGACCGGCCTCGCCGGCGTGATCGCCGGCATCCCCGTCTACGTCTCGAACGCGATCGCCGCGAACACCGCGCTGGTGTTCTCGTCGGCGGCGGCGGAGGTGTACGAGGAGCGGATCGGCTCGTTGCAGGTCGTCGAGCCGAGCGTGCTCGGTGTCCAGGTCGCGTACGCGGGCTACTTCACGCCGCTGGTCGTCGAGGCGACCGGGATCATCAAGATCACGAAAACGCCATGACCGACCTGGACGCGATGACGAAAGCCGAGCTGCTCGACTACGCGAAAGAGCTCGGCGTCAGCCCGGCGAACAACGACATGACCAAGGACGAGCTGCGCGCCGCGATCGACGAGTACCAGAGCGAGCCGGGCGTCGAGGCGCAGGCGACGACGACCGCGTCGAAGGACTACATGGGCCGCTCGTTGATCACCCCGGCCGTCAACTCGAAGGACTACCTGGGCCGGTCGACCTCGTCGGCGCTCGACTACCTGGGCCGAACCCTCGTCATGTGAATGGCGTACGCGACCACTGACCAGCTGACCCTGCTGCTGAACCTGCAGCAGCCTCCCCCCTCGGCGAACCAGCTGGAGGGGATGCAGCGGGTGCTGGACGCGGCGGCGGCGGAGATCGACTGGGAGCTCGACTACACCGTCGATACCCCGGCCCCTGTCCCGCCGCCGCCGCTGGTCGTGCAGGTCAACCTCGCCCGCGCCGTCGAGCTGTGGAAAGAGACCTGGACGGGGTTCGGGATCGTCCCGGTCGGCCCGGAGGGCATGTCGGTCCTGACCGCGAGGGACTCCTGGTACCGGCACGCGCGCACGCTCGCGCCGCTGAAAACCAGCTGGGGCATCGGGTGAGCCTCGCCGGCGTGCAGCAGGCGATCGCGGCGGCGCTCGGCCCCCTGTCCGCGGAGATCCCCGACCTGCAGGTGTACGACGGCCGCAACGAAAACCCGTCGCCGCCCAGCCTGGATGTGTACCCCGGCGACCCGTTCCAGGTCGGCGCCGGTTTCGGGGTTGGCGAGAAACTGGTGTTCTTCACCGTCCGCGCCCGCGTGTCGAAGGCCGACCAGGACAGCCAGAAGCTGCTGCTGCGGCTGCTCGATTCGACCGATCCCGCCTCGGTCGAGGCGGCGATCGCGGTAGCCGACGCGGGCGCGATCGGCAACGACGGGTACGTGTCGGGGTTCCGCGACGACACCGACGGGCTGCTGTCCTGCGAATGGCGGGTGGAGGTGTTCCTGTGACCACGTACAGGGTCGTCGGCCCGGCCGCGTTCCGCGGCCACCAGGCCGGCGAGAAGTTCGACGCGGAGCTCGACCCGGAGCAGGAGAAACGGGCGCTCGCCCGCGGCTCGATCAAGGTCGTGAACCGCAAACCCAAGGATCAGGAGAAGGAGGAAAACGATGCCTAAGCGGGTCGCCCTGAAAGACTCAGTCGAGGTCGACTCGGTCGACCTCTCAAATTTCGCTCGTAGTGTGCGGCTAACGAGCGAACACACACGTGAGGACGTATCCGGATTTTCGGCCACGGGCGCGAACGAGTACCTGGCCGGGCCGACCGACCAGTCGCTGGAGGTCGAGTTCTACGGCTCGTACGGGACCGGTGAGGTGCACGAGACGCTGTACCCGATCCACAAGGACCGCACGATCGTCCCGATCGCGTGGCGCCCGGATCAGACCACCCCGGCGTCGGCGACGAACCCGGAGCTGCGCGGGAACGTGCAGCTGTACACGTACGGGCCGGGCGGCACCCGCGGCGACGTCGACACGTTCCCGGTCACGTTCAACGCCGCCGACGCGGCCGGCCTCGAGTTCTTCACGACACCGCTGCCGTAGATGGACTGGGTCGTCGTCGAGGGCGTGAAGCCGTGGGACGGCCGCTACGAGCTCCCCCTGGACGAGTTCGAGTTCACCGGGCGGGAGTGGGGCTGGATCCGCCGCTGGACCGGGTACCGGCCCGCGGACGTATTGGACGCGATGAAAGGCGCCGACGCGGAACTGCTCGCCGCGCTGGCGGTGATCGCGCTGCAGCGCGGCGGGAAAGTCACGCGGGAGGAGGCCGGCCCGCTGTTCGAGCGGTTCGTCGACGAGAACTTCGGCTCGTTCACCCTCACGAGCGACGACCCGGTGGAGGAGCCGCCGGACCCTCCACCGCCCGCAAGCTCGAATGGGAGCGAAACGCTTTCTGGCGACGCTACGAGGAACGGTTCGGCGAGCCCGGAGATCCCCCAGCCTGGGAGCCGCGGATCGGCTACTTCGGTGTCGGTCGCGACGAGGTCGCCGATCTGACCCCCGCCCAGATGCTCGCCTGCGTGACCCTGTTCGACGAGCTGCACGGCAGCGGCTGATGGCGACGGTCGCGCTGACCGGGATGCGGCAGCTGCAAGCCGCGTTGAAGGACGCCGACCGCGACACAAGGCTCGGCGTCAAGAAGAAACTCTCCGAGACCGCCGAACCCGTGCGCCGCGACGCGGAAGATCTCGCCGCCACCCGGATCCGGAACATGAGCCTGTCCCCGCGCTGGGCGGGGATGCGCACCGGCGTCACCCGCACCAGCGTCTACGTCGCGCCGCGCCAGCGGGGGATCAAGGGCGCGAGCCCCGCGAAACGCACCAACCTCGCGCCGCTGCTGATGGGCCGCGCGATGGAGCCCGCGCTGGACCGCTCGAGCGGGAACGTCGAGCGTGACCTCGAGCAGGCGCTGGACTGGATGGCCGACCGGTTCAACCGCGGCGGGCCGCTCTGATGGCGCGCAAGCTGATCGTCGAGATCGTCGGCGACACCAGCAAGCTCGAGAAAGCGTTCAAGACCGCCGGGCGGGACGCGGAAGGGTTCGCGCACAAGACGCAGACCCTCGGCTCCCGCGTCGCCAAAGCCGGCCTGTTCGCGGGC